GCACATGGACGGCGCAATTGTTGAAACGCTGGATAGCTTCGATTTGCCGGACGTGGATTTTATGAAGCTTGATTGCGAAGGCTACGAATTATTCGCCTTGCAAGGTGCGGCGTTGACGATTGAACGGGACCGCCCGGTAATTATCGTGGAACAAAAGCCCGGACGTGCGCAACGGTTCGGATTGCCGGAACGCGGCGCGGTCGATTGGTTGTTGGGCAAGGGTTATCGGTTAACCGACGAAATGTCGGGCGACTTCGTGTTGGTGCCATGAATCGCCCCGATCCGTTGTTGCCGTGGGACGAACGCACGTCGTTGCGAATCTTCATTGGCTACGATGACCGGGAACGCGCGGCGTATGACGTGGCGCGGCGGTCCGCAATGCAATTCGGGTGCGAAGTCGTCCCGTTGTACGTGGACCGGTTGCGCGCGGCGGGCTTGTATACGCGCCCGACGGATACGCGCGACGGCATGTTCGATTTGATTTCGCAACGCCCGCAATCCACCGACTTTGCAATCGCGCGCTTTGCGGTCGTGTTGCTAGCGCATGATGGTTGGTGCCTTTATACGGATTGCGATGTCGTGTTTATGTCGTCGCCAAAAAATCTATTGGACTACGCGGACCCGTCAAAGGCGGTCCACGTCGTTAAGCATTCGTTGCCGGATCGCGGCGCGGCCGATACCAAGATGGACGGGCAACCGCAGGTGGCATATCCGCGTAAGAATTGGTCGTCCGTGTGCCTTTGGAATTGCGCGCACCCGGCAAACCGCCGGTTTAATTTGTCCATGCTTAATTCGTGGCATCGGGACGACTTACACGGTTTCCGTTGGCTACACGATGACGAAATAGGCGACTTGCCGCCCGAAGCAAATTGGTTGGTCGGCGTGGAACCGAAACCGGCGCAACCGTTAATTGCACATTTCACGCTTGGCGGTCCGTGGCTTCCGGGACACGTACCGACGCCGCACGATGACATATGGCTAAAGGCTAGCCGATGATTCCCTACGCGTTGCAAACCTATTGTCGTGGCTACCGGGAACACCTAGCGCAAACGCGCTTGCGCGTCGTGTCGGTGGCGGGCGAACCAATCAGCGTGGACGAAGCCGCGATGCATTGCCGGATTGACGCATACGAAGTCGTCAACGGCGGAAGCCCGACGGAATCGGACTATGAGGAGCGGGCATGGTTGGAAGCCGCCATAACGGCGGCGCGCGAATACTGCGAAGGATGGACCGGGCTTGCCATTGCGCCGCAAACGTTGGAATTGGGAACGAACGCGTTTCCCGGGTCCGTTGGCTATGGCGGCGACTACTGCGCCCGGTATAGCGTGGATTGTTGCGGCGGTGTTTCGTCGTTCGCGGCATCGGGCATTGTTCTGGGAACCGCGCCGGTTATCGCCGTGCAAACCGTCAATTACACCGACGCCGACAACGTCCCGCAAACGACGCCGGGTTCCGACTATCTATTGGACGACTTCGCGCAACCCGCCGTGTTGTATTCGGCTTATGGCGGGTCGTGGCCTTCGTCGGTCCTAGGCATTCCAAACGGCGTTCGAATCGTGTTCGATGCGGGTTACGCCTTGCCGGGCGATAGTCCGTCCGAACCGGCGTTGCCCAAGTCCATACGCCAAGCGATGTTGTTGGTCGTCGGGCATATGTACGAACACCGGGAAGGCGTGAGCGAAAAGCAAATGCACGAATTGGAAATGGGCGTGTATGCGCTATTGGAACGGTGGCGCATCCGTACGGGAATGGCGTAATGGCGGCGGGCGAGCTGCAACGGCGCGTGCGGATTGACCGCGCCATAGACACGCAAGACGAAGCGGGCGACGCCGTCCGGACGTGGTCGGTTTTTGCGCCGCGCCTATGGGCAGGAATCGCGCCGCTACGGGGCACGGAAGGGCTTGTAGACGGGGCGATCCGCGCCGACATGGCTACGCGTATCCGCTTGCGTTACGCGCGCGCCTTGACGATTCTGGACCCGAAATTCCGCATCGTGGATTTATGGGACGGGACTATTTACAACGTCATTTCCGCAATTGATATCCGCACGTCGCACGAATACATAGAAGTCATGGCGACGACCGGGCTAAACGAAGGTCAATAGGCAATGGGCGGCGTCGTCAAGGTTCGCGTTGAAGGCTTGCGCGAATTGGGCGAAAGGTTCAAGCGGCTAAAAGTGGACATGCAAGATAAAGCCGCATGGGCGGCAACTAGCCGTGGCGCGTCCATCGTGAAAACGGCGGCAAAGGCAACCATTCGGCGGCAATCATGGGAGACGGGCACGCTATTTAAAGCGGTTGTAATGAAGCGCGCGCCCAAGGGACAACGGCAAACGACGGCGGAACATTGGGTAACAGTACGCCGCCGCCGAACCGGGAAAAAGGTTTCCAAGAAATCGCGCACAGTGCAGGAAACCGCGCCGCATGCCGGATTCCTAGAATTTGGAACCGTCAAGATGCAAGCGGAACCGTACTTGGGACCGGCGTTAAAGGACAACATCGGCACGGTTACGGAAGCGATGCGGAAGTCCTTAGCCAAATCAATTGCGAAGTATTCCAAATGATCGAAGCCGTAACCTTCCAAACGTTGCGCGGGTTGGTTAACGACCGGTGCTATCCGAACCGATTTCCGCAAAACGAAAAGGGCGAAATCACGACCGTTTGGCCCGCGATCCGATACACCGTTATATCGGCATTCAACGACGCCGATATATGCGGAACGGACACGGTTGAAACAGACGATAGCGAAGTCCAAATAGACGCGGTCGCCATGACACATGGCGCGATGGTTGCCTTACGCGATGCGATCATCGCCGCGATGCAAACCACTTACCCGCCATGCGTGCGGGAAAGTCGGTCGGAAGTATTCGACAGCGAAACGCGGACGTTCCGCGCGATCCTGTCGTTTACGTTCCATCCGTCCACTAACAACGGTTCGCCGTAAGCAATCCAAGCAAACCCCGTAAGGCAAGTCGCAACACCGAACGCCCGCAATCCTGCGGGCGTTTTCTTTTGTGAAAGGGTAAGGCAATGACTATCGGTGTCCGTTACAAATTCATTGGCACGACGGTTAAGGTTTCGACCGGGCTAGCTAACGCGAAGTCGGTAACAGACGTTACCCAAGCGGACCCGGGCGTTGTGTCGGTTGCCGCGCATGGCTACGTGGAAGGCGACGCGGTAAAGCTAATCGATACGAACGTACCGGATGGTTTGTACCCGGTGGACAACCCGACGGCGGGCACGTTCGAAATTGCGACCGATACCACGAATTACGATCCGTTTACGGCGGGTTCGCCTTCCGGCGATTCGCGCGCGCAAGCGGTCGTGTTTTCGACATTCTGCGAATTGACCGGCATCAATCAACAAGATGGCGGCGCGGACCAATACGACGCCACGACGATTTGTTCTACGGCTAAAGAATTCGAACAAGGGTTATCCGATTCGGGCGAAGTAACCCTAGATTACAATTGGGCGGGTAAAGAAACCGTGCAAGCCGCGTTGCGAGCTGCGAAGATTTCCGGCGAACAAGTCGCCATAAAAATAACTTTCCCGAACAACGGCGGCATTGTGTTGATGTTCGGCACGGTGCAAACGACATCGATGTCCGGTTCTGTTGGTGACGGGATTTGGCGCGGGTCGGCGTCCATTAAGTTGTCCGGCGAAATCTTCGTGTTGTAACCGTCATGGCTACACGCGAACAACTAATCGCGTCCATGCGCGATACGGCAGTCCAAAAACCGCGCGCCGTAGAGGTTCCCGGATGGGGAACGGTTCACGTTCGCAAGTTGACGGTTGGCGAATTTGACGAAGCTTTGGACGAAAACCCGAAAGATAGCAACCGACTTGCCCGCCGCGCCGCGTTGTTGTTGTGCGACGAAGCGGGCGAACGGCTATTTAATGCGGATGACCCGGACGACATCGCGCTATTGGCACGGCAACCGTTGGAATTGTTGCGCGACGCGTTAGTGGAACCCGACGCGGGAAACTGACGCCGCGCCAAGTCGCGCAACACGACTTGGCGTTAGCGTTGGGAAAGTCCATCGCGGAAGTTAAAGCGATGCCCGAATCCGAATTCCGCCGTTGGGAACGGTACACGGCTGTCCGTTCGTTACCGTCCCGCCGGTTGGAAATCCAAATTGCAATCGTTGCGTTAACGGTCGCCCGTTGCATGGGCGGCAACACGTCGTTAACGATCAACGATTTCCTTATTAGCGCGGATTCCGAATCCAAGCGCGACCAAACGCCCAAGGATCAAACAACCGCCGCGTCCGCCTTCGCGGGTGTCGCGCGTGTGCGTCGTCTTGGGCAAAAGAAACGCAAACCACGGAAGGCTAATTAATCATGGCACGCGGCGCGGGTGAATTGGTCGTATCGCTTGGCCTTGACGATGCGGAATACCGCGCCGGGCTAACGAAGGCGGAACGCGACGCGAAGATATTTGCGCAACGCGTTAATAGCGCAATTCTGCAAGTCGGAAAGGTCGTCGGGTCGTTCGAAATCGGTAAGACGTTGTTTGACACGACGAAGGAAATCATTGCGTCAGCGTCGGCGCTAAATGACTTGTCTAGCGCGACCGGTTCGTCCGTGGAATCGCTGTCGAAGCTTTCCAACCAAGCCAAGATTGCGGGAACCGATTTCGCCACGGTCGAAAACGCGTTGTTGAAGCTATCGGCCGGGATGTCGGGTGCGGATAGCAAAGGGTCGCACGTCAACGAAACATTGCAATTGCTTGGCGTAACGGCGCGCGATCCTGCGGAAGCCTTGCAACAAGTCGCGGTCAAGCTTGCGACGTACGCGGACGGAACCAATAAAGTTGCTATTGCGCAACGGTTGTTCGGCGAATCCGGGCGGGCATTCCTTAAAACCTTGCAAGACATCGCGGAATTGCAAGACGTTAACGCGTCCATAACCGCGAAACAAGCGCGCGAAGCGGAAGCATTAGAAAAACAAATGCGCGCGCTAGGCGTGGAATCCACCAAGTTTGGCAACATCATTTTAGGTAGTGTGGTTCCGGGTATGCGGGATTTGCTTTTCCAATTTACGGAAGGCATCAAAATAGCCGGTGGATTTTGGGAAGCGTTGAATAGATTTTCAATGCTGCGGCTTGGAACAAGTGTCGAAGATGTAAGCGCCGAAATAAAAAAGATGGAAGGCATTATCGAGGACACGGCAGCGACGTTGAAACGCAATAAAGAATGGTTCGGAATCGAACCGGACCCAAAGGCGTTGGACGGATGGAAAAAACAACTAGCGTTCCTTAAAGCAGTACGGATTAACCGGATACAAATTGCCATTGACCCGGCCGATACCAACGTCCGTGATTTGCTAATGCAACGGAAGCCGGAAGCCCCGAAGATTCCGGACGCGGCAGCGAATGCGAAGGCATACAAAGCCGCGTTGGACGAACAATTACGCATCTTAGAACAATCGATAAAGGACGAACAAGAAACGTTCCGGGACCGGGACCAATTCTTGCGGGCGTATTACCAAGACGACATCATCGGATTGCGCCAATTTTTCGCGGGTCGCAACGCGGCGTTGCAAGAATCGTTTGAGCGGCAAGCGGCGGCGTTGGACGCCGAACAAGCGCAGTTGGAAGATGCCGCGAAACACGGACCGACGCCCGACATTCGCGCGGACGCGGAAAAAAAGTTAATCGACGTAATCGCCCGGCGTGGTCGTTTGCAACAAGACGTTACAACGCAAACGATTTTAGATTCCATCGAGGAGGCGCGCGCCTTCAAACAATTGCGCGATTCGGTGGAACAAGCCGCCATCGCATTAGCGGAGATGCGCGGCGATACGGTAACGGCGGCGGTTGCCGGGTTTGATTTTGCAAACCGCAAACTAAAGGCGCAATTAGGCGCGCTTTTGTTGTCGTCGGACACGGGCGACCAAACGCTCGGTGCGCTAGGCATTGAAACGCTAAACAACGAAAAGGCGTTAATTGGTTTCCGCGCGCAATTGACCAAGCAAACGGAAGCGTACGGGCGCACGTTGGAAACCGTCGGCTTGGCGCAACAACAAATCGATTTGGCGCAGCAAACCGGCGACATTACATCGTTGCAAGCGTTGCGCAAAAAGTCGGACCTTGCCGCGCAATACACGGAAGTTTTGCGCGCGCAATTGGTCGTTGCGGAGCAGCTCGCGGCGTCGCCGTTGGCAAGACCCGAAGATATCTTGGCGGTGCAAAAGTTGCGGGCGGAAATGGAACGCTTGGCGGCTACCGGCGATTTGGTCGCGCAGCAATTCGACAAGGTGTTTCAAGACGCATTTACGCAAGGGTTGATGGATGCGGTTAGCGGGACCAAGTCGCTCAAAGAGGCTTGGAGGGACATGATGAATTCGATTGTGCAAGGCATCAACCGGATAGCCGCGCAAAACATTGCGGAAGCATTGTTCGGTGGCAACAAGGGTCAAGGTTCGATGTTGGCGCAATTGTTTTCGTATCTATTCGGCGGCGGCGGCGGCGGGCTTGGATACGGGACGGCGGGTTCGTTCGATCCTTCCGGCGGCGGCATCATCATTACGCCCGCCGCGTCCGGTGGCATATCGTCGGGCGGTATGACGTTGGTCGGTGAAAGCGGACCCGAATTAGTTAACTTGCCCAAAGGCGCGCGCGTGTATAGCCATGCGGAATCGCAAGGCATGGGCGGGCGGTCCGTAAGCATTGTCCAAAACATCAACGTCCAACCGGGCGCGAACACGCAAAGCGCGCGACAGATTGCGAACCGTCTTTATTCCGTAACGTCGTCGGCGGCTAGGGAACGTTAGCGATGGCAGACTTTGACGATATTCGGTTCCCGCCGCGAATCAGTATGGACGCGGTCGGCGGACCACGTTTTAAAACGTCGGTGGCTTCGATGGCTTCCGGTGCGGAACAACGCATCGCGTGGTGGCCGAACGAACGCGGCGAATGGACCGTTAGCTATCACGCGCGACGGCCAAGCGATTGGCAACCGATGTTGGCTTTTTTCCGTGCCATCGCGCAAGGTCGGGCGAACACGTTTCGCTTTAAGGATTGGACCGACTACATATGCGAAAACGGCGAAGGCACGTTCGCAGAAACGCAACTTGGCGGACCGTACCAGATGGTCAAGCTTTACACGTTCGGCGGGTACACGTACGAACGCGTCATCCGTAAGCCAATCGAAGGAAAGATAACAACCGATGCGCCGGATTTGGATTACGCGACCGGGCTATCGGAAGCGGGCGGCACGTATTGGTATGGCGAATTCGACGTAATGGCCCGGCTAGACAACGACCCGGCGCGTTGCCAAGTGATCGACCGCAACGTTAGCGAAGGGCTAATCGTTGGTTGGGACGGAATCGAAATCGTGGAAGTAACCGGCGAGGTGGCCGAAGAATGAAAGATATCCCTATCGCGCTTGCGCCAACGTTCCAAGCGTCGTTGATGCGCACGGCCATTTGCATGCGTATCCGTCGGACCGATGGAAACGTGTTCCGGTTTACGACGTGTTCCAAGATGATTAAGGTCGACGGCGAACGCCATTGGCCC